CTTGTGATCTCTATATTCTTCATCTGGTTCGTTTGAGTAACCTTCAATTTCTGGATCTGCATCATCAGTCATTTTGTCGCCTATGTGAGCGCCAGCTGCTGTTGTAGCTATTTGTCCTACTGTAGAACCTAAAGCTGCACCAACTGGTCCACCTATTGCTCCACCTAGTGCCGCTCCACCAGCTTTGCCTGCTGCTGCACCAATAGCACCGCCTACGAAACCTTCTTCAGAATCGTCATCACCTGGTACAGCATCTTGTCCTGGTTCTTCCGGATCGTCAACATCTTTATCTGTACCAAAGTGTTCATGACCTTTATCGTCAAATGGTCCGTCTACCATATCTCTAAAGTCTTCCATGTCGTTACGCATTGACCCTATTGGTGCTGCGTCACCTTCTGGTGCTCCAAGGCCTGCGTTTTTCATCATGCCAATTAAATCCGCAACATGCTCTTTACCGCTTGCATTTAAACTTACGTTCATGCTAACAGGAGCTCCTGGATTCATGCCTTGTTCGTAAACAGACTCAGTTAAGTTTTCAGACTTATCTAAGTTGTCCATTGTTTGAATTAGATTCTTTAAATCCATAATTAACTCCCTATAACGCTAGTTGCGTTTTCCTTTTGTTTAGTTTCTGTTTTTACTGTTTCACCAACTGTATCACTTGGTGCAGCACGTTCTTTACGAGCTGTTTCAAGTTCCTTTAATAAGTCCATTACTCTATTACCACCAACTTCTTTTTGTGCAGATGCACCGCCCATGTCTTCTTGCGTTAACAATGGTTCGTATGCTCCGCCTGCTTTTGGCTGTTGGTATTCTTCTTGTGGCTCATTTGGGTTACGTACAATAAAATAACTTTGTTCAATGCCACAACACTTAGCTAGGTACTCTTGTAGTACTTGTGTTGTAGTTGGATATGTTAGTTCTACTTCGAAGTATGTTACTTCTGTGTTTTCTAATTGAGGAAAGTCTAAAGGTCTTTCTTGAATTGGAGTTTTCTTACCTGCAGACATATTGACGACATCATACTTTTTAAGTGCTGTCTCCATTGCGTCTACAAAGCCTTCGGGTAGTTCACCGGCCACTCCTATTTTAAAAGGATATGTTTTTTTTGATTCTATTAAAAATTCTGTAAAAGATTTCATCATTAGTTTTCCTATCTTATATATTATTTATCCTTATCCATTCCTTTTAGACGTTCTAGTAGGCTGTTCCTATCAGTTACAACGAAGCCTTCTCCGTTAACCATATCGCCTGTATCTACGGTATCTTTGTCCATTTTTTCTTTTTTAAGTTGCAAATCAATCATCTTTATCTTTTTATCTAACTTTGCAACCTTGGCATCTAAACTAGTCTTTAGCATTCCTCCAGCAACTTCAAATACTCTACCGCTATAACGTGCTTCTACATTCATACCTAAGTCCATTAAGTCTTCGTATGCTGTTAATGCACGTTCTGCAATATCGTTAAGTTCTTCGTCTGCTTTTAATCCTAGGCCTTTTACGGCAGGTAATGCACTAGCAATCTTATCAAACTCTGCTATGTCGCGAAATGTATCTTGTTGCTCAACAACAGCAGTTTCCGCTTTTACTTTTTTTGCATCATCTATAATTTCTTTCGAATCAGGTAAATTTAGTAGGTCTTCTAATTTTTTAGTCATTGGATCTTTCCATTATATGCTAGTATTATTATTTAGCTATTTTCGTTTGCCACCATTATGAAAGATATCTTTTTCCGATATCACTCTAAAACGAATGCCCTTAGATTTACACCATTTAGTAGCCGCTTCCCACTTTGCTTGGTTAACTATCCAAGCTGCTTTATTGTGAGCACTACGTCCTAGTTTTTCAAACACAGTTTGATTTTCGGGTTTAACTTCAATTAGTTCAACTTGCTGTCCACCTTTTTTACCTGTGTATACTATAAAGAAGTCTGGGACGTATATAGTATGCTTACCTGTTAGTGGATTTCTATAAGGGATTTTAACTGCTTCACTAGCCCATTTTTCAACATGGGAATGTTCATCGCAGAACTTCATAAACGCAAACTCCCAGCTACTTCTATAAGTTGGGTTTTTGTTTCCTACATACTTTTCTGGATATTTAGGAGTGTACTTGCCTTGTGCAAAACGGCCCATAGCGTTACTCTACAATGTTTCTTCGTTCTAACTTTTCCGAAACTGATGTTGATCTAAAGCCAAGTGTACTAACTTTATTTCTATCATAGTTTAAAATAGTAGCAACAATTTCGCTTAGTTGTATTTTAGTTAAGCCTTTAAGTGTATCGATAATTTCAAACACATTAACATTGTCAACTTTAGCTTGTTGAAGTATAACTGTAGCTGTACTTCTTGCAGCTAATTTTTCAAACCCTTTATTTTCAAAAAAGCCTACAACGGCATCAACTTGGTTACTAGGATAAGATATTGATTCTGTAAAATACTGATCAAAAAACTTTTTAGTTGCGTCAGCTGAGTCGAATGTTTCTACTGGTAAGTTACTAGACATTTGCTATTCTTCCTTGTGTTTCTCTATAAGACGCAACAATTTTATTTCCTACAGAAAGAACTTTAGGATCTCCTTCTGCAATTTTTTCATCAACTTCTTCTTTAATTGCGTTTTTTTCTTGAGTAGTTAGTGTATCATATAATCCAAGACCTGGTGCAAGACCAACTGAAAGTCCTGCTACAGTTGACGCTACTACTCCTGTAGCAACTAATTGTCTTGCTACAGCATCTTTAAGTCCTGGTGTGTTATCTAATTCGTTTTGTATATCTGTGTTAGCTAATGGTTTATTAACTTGACGTGTAACTAATGCTTCAGCTGTAGTAGCATTGGTTTGCCCTGTGCCACCTGACTTTGGAAAACTTGAGTTTGCAAGTCCGCTTACATTAGCACCAGTTGTAGCTGATAATGATTTTCCTATTACACTGTAGCCTTCATTACGTATACTTTCTTTAGTTAACTTTTTAGCATTTTTAATTGTGTTAGATGCATTAATTAACGTACCCAGTCCAACGTTACCGCTACTAAGATCACTGAACACACTTCCTGCTCCGGCTAGTACGCCACCGCCGCCTAATAAATTAGCTACGCCACCGCCTGCAACACTAATCGGACTTGGTGATGTATCGTAATGTTCTGTAGCAAATCCTACAGGAGCATTACCTTCTTCGACAGCGCCTGTACTATAAAATACTGATTCGTATAAAATTTGCATTGTGTTTTGTGATGTTTCGCCGCCGGCGGAATTATCCATAGTATCGTGTTGGAAACTACTTATTATAGGATTAACAAGTGTGTACGTTACATACTGATGTCTGGCCATTTGACTTATTTGAATACTGTTAAAGAACGGTGCATATGAGTTATTATCAAAACCGTATCTAAATTTGTTAAGTCCTTCACCTTCATACGTATTATGTGGCATAAACCCTGCACTTGTTGCATTTGGTTTTCCTGCGGCATCTAAACTTCCTAAGTTGCCATCTACATAATAGTACCTATAATAACTTTCCCAAAGGTAAGTTGTAAGGCCCATGTTGTCGTCGTGGAATGTAATATTAATAGGATCGTAGTCTAAACGAACTTGTAAGTTTTTCTTCCGATTGTATTTGTTTTTTGTTTCAGTTGTAATATTATACTTAGGCAAGTCTGCTGACTTGACTAGCATGTTGATTTCTAGTCCATGCTTTTTATCAAAGTTAGGACGAACCTTTTTAATTACATCTTCGTTTATATTGAATGCCACATGATAAAGAAACTTTGTCTTAGGCGCTAACCTAAAGTTGTCATCTGTGTATAGTCGGGCCGCATGTGCGTAGTCCGCCATGTCGCCTTTGGGTGATAAAGCCCCACTTATTAAATTATCTAAAAATCCACCGAATTTGCTCATACTAATATTTATCCAGATGAATTAAGTACGTAGATAAAAAAAAAGGACCTATAAAAGATCCTTTTTTTAATTTGTAAATTACAATTACTTTTAGCTTACGCCTGTAGTAGATGCAATAGCTGCTACTGATCTTCCAATAGCTGTACCAATGCCGCCACCGCTTACGCCTTGAGTTTGTATAGCGTTGTCGTACTTAATAGCTAGTGATACTGTAACTGGTTCATTAGCACTGTATGCTAATGTGTTATAGTTTGCACTTTCTAAGTAACAACCGTATATCTCAAATGTTTCTAGTACAGTTGGTTCAAAGTTACCATTGCCACCGTCTAATACTTCGATTCTAGTAACGAACTTATAATCAATTCCACTTGCAGCACTTGATTGCTCCATAAAGTCGAATTGCTTCTGTAGTTGCTCGCCGACCAATTTCTGGACTGCGCCTGTTGCATCGTCTCTTAAGTTCAATGTAATAGCTTCCCAGGTATGTTTACCTGCTAAGAATACTCTTGAATTGTAAACGTCAATTGTCATAGTTTCGAAGCTAACGTTTGGTCTAGTAACATCAACAACTTGTTTCGTTAACTCTGTAACTTCCCCTGCACTAACACCAAAGTTCTCCAAGCTCACTCTAAAGCGATATTGAAGTTTTGGCATTAACAATCCTTGGTTAGAAGAACTGTTATCACTTGCTAGTGGAACTGTAATTTTTGATAGTGATGAAATAGCCATTTTATCTTGCTCCTGTTATAATATTATTTATCATTTTTACAAGCCTGCTATTTCGCCAGTATTTTTCAAACGCAATGGAATATATATAAATTCAACTGCTTTAACTGGTTCTATTGCGATATCTAAATATAGCTCGTTTCTGTCTATTCTACTTGGTGTGTTGTTACTCTCGTCACATACTACTAAGTAGTCATAAAGTCCTCTTGAACCAACTAACTCTAAGCATAAACTTTCAGCTGCTTGTTTGATTTGATCACGTGTGATCTTATCGTTTGGCTCAAAGATATAAGGCTTAGCAAGTTTATTAAGCTGACTACGTAGGAAGATTACAAGTCTTGCAACGTTAATTCTATCTAAAGAACTAGCTGCTCTTGCACGAGTCTTCTGACCAAAGTTAACAAGTCCTGCACCAGTAATAAACGTAATTGGATTAATGCTTAAACTATATAGTGTGTCTCGTTGTCCTTCGTTTAGTGCTATGCTTACAAATTCACCTGAAGAATTAATGTATCCTGTTGCTGAAGCATTAGTAATGCCACCGCGTCTTGTACCTGCTGGTGCAAACCAAGGATAACTAACTTGATCACTTAATGCTAGTGTTCTTAGCATCATGTGACTTGGTGGAACAACAACATTGTTACCTGCGTTGTCGCTTGTAAAGCCCCATGGATAAAATACACCTAAGTAATCATCTCTACTTACTAGACCGTTATCATTATCTTCAACAGCTAGGTTTACATTTGAACCCCAGTCGTTTAATGATGTTGCGTCTGATGTTAGTTTAGCTGGACTATCACCAACAATAAATGCTGTTAAACCTCTATCATTGTTAAGTGAAATCATTTCGCCAATTAGTTCTGGATAACCTGGACTTGCCATTAAGTTAAACACTTTGGACTCGTCATCTCTAATAGCGTCATTACTGTTAATCATTGCTTGCATTGCTTGCACAACAACTTTACGTTGTGCTTTTGCACCAAAGCTACCTGAACCATCAGCTTGGTTAGCTGACTCAGTTACCCAACGGTGTGTGTAGTATGCACTCATTGACTCGTCACCATTTCTAATGTTGTCAGCTGCTGTGTCTACATAGTCTCTAGCAAATTTCTTAACATTAAAGCCTGAACGTCTAGTATTCCATAACAACATACCTTTTGGATATAGTGCTGGATCTGGAGCATCTGTGTCTAAGTAGCTACTTGCTAGTAAGTCTGCAATAGCACCTGCTGCTGCACTGTTTGATCCTGCTGTGTTGTAACGAGCATCGCCAAATAGTATACCATCTTCTGTAGTTTGATCAGCTTTGTCAAGTAATACCCACTTTAAAGTAGTTCCGTTATATTTGTAAACTAATGGATAGTTCTCTAAGTCTGCTGTGCTAATCCAAAGATCGCCATTTTTAAGTGCTGTTCCATCTGACTGTAGTGTTGGCGCTAGTGCCGCTACTTGTGGTCCAGCTGGGTCAGTCTTATCACCATCGCTGGCTGCAAAGAACGGACTTGTTGAAGTTAAGTATCCTACCCATGTTGTACCATTATGTATCATCATGTCAACTTCGTCTACAATTGAATTGTACCAAAGTGTTCCGTCTGCTGTTAGTGCTGTTGGAGCATCTACACCTGCTGTGTAGCTTAGTACTTTCCAGTTACTTGCAACAAAGTCATTAACTGTGTCGCCTGCTGGAACAGCATATAAGTTAGGTGTTCCTGAGTTAACACTTACATATGCAGCATAACCAACAAGTGCTAATGCACCGCCTGTATCTGTAATACGGAAGTCGCCGCCTAATGTGTGCTTAATTGAAATTTTGTTAGCTGCGTCAACAGTAGCAATAATATTTGTAAAGCCTGCACTGTTAATAGCACCTGCTAATACGTCTGCGTCACTTGAAGCGCCTGTTGCTGTAAATGTTACAGTTTTTGCTGTTTGTAATGCCGCATTGTTTGCTAAAGTTTCTTGAATATCAAAAGCGTAACTTTGTGCTGAAAGCTGAGTTGCAACAGCTGAACTTGTAATTACAGTAGCGCCTGCTGCTGCTCTATTAAAGATCTTAAATGTTGCTAAATTAATAGCTTCTTCTGCCGCGTTAGTTTGTACATAAATTGCACCAGCTGCTAAATTAGCACCGCCACCGCTTTTGTCCATTGCATAAAGTGCTGCTTGGTTAGTAGCATGTATTGGAGCTGCAACTTGTGTCCATGTTGCTGTTCCTGTAGCATACTGTTTAACTCTTAAACGAGCACCTAAGTTAGGCTCAGTAGTTTTAAACCAAATACTGCCGCTTGGACGATTTTCGTCTCCAACTTTAAACTGTGGTACACTTGTATGTGTTGAAGTTACTAATGCTGGAATCTTGTAAGTACCTGCTGCAATCTTAACGTCTTCTGCAAGTCCTGAACCTTCTGCAACTACAATAGTTTGTGTTGAAGCGCCAGTGTTGTATAATTCTAATTGACTGTCAACAACTGCTGCTGTAACGCCTGCAATTGATAAGCCATTAATAACACCAACTACACTTGCTAGTGTTGTAGAGTTTGATGTAACTGTAACACTGTTAATTGTCATTGTAACACCTGATGCAACACTTGCAACAGCTGCTGAACTTTTTATAGTAGCGTGACTACCTTTCCAAGCTGCACTTCCGACTATTACCCATGCGCCACTTGAATTTTTATAAAACAACTTATTTACTGTTGTAGTTGCAACAACTACATAATCACCAATTTGGCCAACTGATGCTTTAGGATCGCCTGATACAGCATTACCGACTAACTTTGTTATGTCTGTAATTACAGTTGGAACTTTGTTACTAAAAGTTTGTCCACCTGTTGTAGTAGCTACATTTGAATTCCATTCAAAAATACCAAAAGTTGATGTTTGTGTATCAAACCAACTTGTTCCGTCTGCTGGTGCAGCCGCTGGTGCTGTAGCTGAAGCGTTTAGTTCATTAAGGTCGATGTCTGCACGAACAATATATGCTCTGTTGCTAACACCAAGCATTGAATAAGCTGCTTGTAATCCGTACTCGTTAAGTTCCCCTGCGTGTACTGGATTGTTATTTGAATCTGTAATAAATTTCGGGTCACCAAAGGTTTCAGTAAGGTCACGTTGTGAAGTAAGTAAGTATGGCTTACCTGCGTTTGCCTTAAGTGTTCCTGCTGCCGTCCCTGTGCCTGCGCCATTGAGTTTATTCTCAGCGGAAGCAACGAATATCATTGGTACTGTACCTGGTTCAGCTGGGGTATAGAAACTTTCGTCTATTACGCTAACCTGTACTCCTGGTGATGTTAATGCCATTTTGTTCTCCTATTAGGTATAAGTTGTTATATGTATTTAGCATCTAGGATAAAAAAGGATGGCGAAAACACCACAAAAAAGGGACCGAAAAGGTGAGGTAAATACAGTATGAGACCATTATGTGTATGCGGACAGCGTCCTGCGGCAATTAACTATAAAAAAGGTAATAAAACTTATTACAGAAAACGGTGTGAACGCTGTTTAAGGACTTCCGGTAAAAGTGTCGGTGTTCCTAAATGGAAACAGCAAGGTTACATTAAAAAAGACAAATGTGAAAAATGTGGCTTTAGTAGCAGACACCCTGAACAGTTTAATGTGTTTCATGTAGATGGAGATCTAAACAACTGCCGGCCTTTAAACTTAAAAACTATTTGTGCTAACTGTCAACGTACAATTCAGAAAGAAGGTAGTCGCTGGAAGCAGGGAGACTTAGTCCCTGATTTTTAAAAATCCTGCGTATTAAAATATCCACATTCTTTTTAAGTCTTTGCATATCACCATTGTTGTCAATAGTATAATTACACATCCATTGTTCAATACTCATTGAGCTTGGATCTTCAGTAGGTAAGTAATCGCCTCTGTCTACCCATATTGCGTGGTCAAATATTTCTTCATTTTGCATTGCAAAAAATTCACGCTTATTTCTCAAGCCACAATAGATATCGTGACGCTCAAACAAATTACGTCCTAAGCGAGCTAAGTCATTACTACAGTAATCGTGTATCATATTATACCATTCAGTACGATGATTGTGCCGATCTGCATAACACTCTTCTTCGTCTGCATACCCATACGTGTCTTTTAGGTCATTGAATATAAAAAGCTCTGAACAAAACTTTGATGATGATTGGAATGTATATCCGTATGCTTCTAGCAATTCGCATACTGTATCTTTACCATGACGACCATGGCCTACTATTAATAGTTTAGGCAACATAAATTAATCCTTTGTAATAGCTTATATTATAGTATACTTTATGCTACTTGTCAAGGTCTTTTTGTCTAAATTGATTATATGCTTCTTCAAAGCCTTCTTCGTGAATCGATGCTTCGTTATTGTTCCAGAGCCTGCGGAAGTAGCCATCTGCTGATGATAACACTGTATTTTCGTCTGGATTGATGTGGCCCTTAACGAGCCAATAAAGCCTGTAGGCTTCTTTTATTTCAGCTGCATTAGCCAATTGTAAAGCCGTAGCCTACACCGCCGCCAATTTGTA